GTCTGGGCTAGAGATAACACCCAAAATAGTTGGGTTGGGCGATAGTTCAGCCCATTGGTATATTGCTTCTTTAGCGGTGGAGACTGGTATTAGTCCAGCCGCTTTGATGGAGTGTGATGACCGCATGTTGTGGACTATAGGTAGGTATTTGATTTGGCGTAGCCAGCAACAATCTCGTTGATAGAATAGATGTGATTGGTGGTGTTTTATGGCTCAAAATATACAGTATGTATCTAAAGGTCAGCGTAGCGGGCTTTACATTACTGATTATAGAGACATCATTGCCGAATTAAATCGTGTGCAACCTACTCTTATAAATCAGATGAAAAAAGAGTATAGAAGAATTGCCAAGCCTGTACAGGTTGCCGTAAAAAGCAATATCCCTAAACAGCCACCTACTAGCGGTAGACACCGTTTGAAACCTGATAATGCACCTAGGTCTGGTTTTATTCCTAGGGTTGTTCCTGGTCGTTTGACTTGGGGTGCTAACTCTGAGAATGGTGGCAAGCAGGTTGATGCTGTTGCTATTCAGACTCCTAGCGAAAAGAAAGCTGCAAGAACTTACAGAAAGAATAAAACTGATGCGGCTTCTATTGCTCGTTTGAAAGTTGAGAACGCTGGTGTTGTTTTGGCTGACATGGCTGGTAGAAGTGAAAAGTGGATTAATAAGCGACCTAGAACAAGGGTTTATAAGTATAGTCGTAGCAAGTCTGGTGAGAGAGACCACAGAATAAATAATCAGGGTCGTGGCATGATTAGGGCTTTGAATAAGGGTGCTAGTGGTAAGGCTTCTCGTTTTGTTTGGAAAGCTGCTGAGAAGGCTTTGCCGAAGGCAGAGCGTGATGCTAAACAAGTTTTGAATGTGGCTATTCAAGTTATCAATAAAAGGATGGTTGTGTAATGGCTATTTTTATTCCCTTAATTTCGGTTTTTGATGCGAAGGGTATTCGTGAAGCTAAGACGGGTATGTCTGCGCTTGCTGGTGTTGTAAAGAATCTTAAGGGTACGGCTGTTGCTGCTGCGGCTGCTTTTGCTACTGTGGGCATTACTGGTTTTGTTAAAGAGTCTGTTACTGAAGCTCGTAACCTTGAACGTAACATGGTTGGTTTGGGTAACGTGTTTGGTGCGTTGTCTCCTGAAATGCAACAGTTTTCTAAAGATGCTTCTGCTATTGGTTTGAGCCAGGTTGAAGCATCTAAGGCTTCTACTTTCTTGGGTTCGGTTTTGAAGCAGTCTGGCTTTGAGATGGGTACTGTTTCTAAGGAAACTAAGAACCTTGTAGGTTTGGCTTCTGACTTGGCGGCTACTTATGGTTATGACGTGTCTGAAGCGTTGACTGGTATGACTGCTTTGTTTCGTGGTGAGTATGACCCGATAGAAAAGTTCGGTGTTGCTATGAAGCAGTCCGAAGTTAATGCTGTGTTGGCTGCTCGTGGACAGAATAAGTTGACTGGTGCTACTTTGCGTAATGCTACTGCTCAGGCTCGTCTTGACATTTTGTATGAGCGTTCTAAGGATGCTCAGGGTGCTTATGCAGAGCAGACGGGCAGTTTGTTTGTTGCTCAAACACAGTTGAAGGCTTCTTTCGATAATTTGAAGGCTTCTTTGGGTTCAACTATGACTGGGCCGTTGGCTACTTTGTTGGCTTCTTTTGTTCCTATTGTAGATATTTTGGGTAAGGTTCTTGCACCTATTTTTGCAAGTATGGGTACTACTGTTGCACGTTTAGCACCTTTGCTTGTTGCTTTAGGTGAAGTATTTTTGATTTTGTTTGAAGCTATTGCTCCTATTCAAAAGGTGTTGATGGAGTTGATTACTCCTTTGCTTAATCCTTTAGTTGCAATTATGCGATTGTTAATTGCAGTTGTAAAGCCTTTGATTCCTGTTATTACTTTGCTTGCTAATGTTTTAGGTGCAATTCTGCTTCCTATTGTTACTGGTATAAACATTGCGTTTACTTTCTTGATTGAAGGCATTATGTCTTTCTTCAAGTTGCTTTCTAACATCCCGTTTATTGGTGATGCTTTTAAGGAGATGAATAAGGGTTTAGAGTCTTTGAACAGTCAAATGAGTGGGGTCAATGACAAGTTGATGTTTACTACTGATTCTGCTCAGTTGATGGCTGACCAGTTCTCTAAGAAGATTGACTCTAATCCTGTTGATGGTATTGGTAAGGCTGTTGAAAAGGTTGGCGATAAGGTTGGTAAAACTTCTGAGAAGATAAAAGACTTTTTAGAGAACGCTGTTGGTATACAGAAGTCGTTTATTGGTGGCATGAACATTACTGGTTTGCTTGACCAAAATAACAAAGAAATTGTTGAGAGCATTACTTACATTGACGGCAAATTTCAGACTGTTGTTTCTTCCGCAACTAAATCTTCTGGTGACATTGTTGGGGCTTTCAAAGATAAACTAAGCGGTCTAAAAGGTTTTTACACAGACCTAAACAAGTTGATTTCTGCCAAACTAGACCCTGAGTTGATTGCACAGATTTCTAGTGCTGGTGTTGAAGCTGGTGGGGCTACTGCTAAGGCTATTTTAGAGTCTGGGTCTGAAGGCATTACTAGCCTAAATAATACTTTTACTGGTATTAAGAAGATTGCTGGTGACATTGGTTTTAAGACTGCCAAGGTTATGGAGACTACTGGCTCGGACATTGGTAATGGTCTTATTGATGGTTTGGCAGCTCAGAGCGAGAGACTAAATGCTGTTGCTACTCAGATGGGTGAAAACTTTGCTGGTGCTTTTAATGCTGGTACAAAGAAGAAAGATGCACCAAAGGTGGACAGCATTATTCCAAAGGGTTTTGGTTATGCTCAAAGTACTTTTATTGGTAGCAAGGTTGCTATGGCTGAAGGTCAAAATACTTTAGGGATGAATAACTATAGCCTTAAGTTTGCTAAGGATTTTAAGAATCCTTACACTAATTTGTCTAATCCTTTTGCTAGGGGTACAAAGCAGAGTGGCGGTACTTTCGCTGAATTTAGAGACTGGGCTTCTGCTAATGCGGCTAAACAAAAAGAGTTTCAAACAAACTTAAATAAACTTACTGAATACAAGATTGCTATTAATGTTGCTCCTGGTGCTAATCAGGCTGCTATTGGTGCAGCTATGGTTTCTGCCATTCAGGAGTATGAACGTAAAACAGGCAAGGTTTTCACTAAGTAATGGGACTAAATAAAACTAAAGTTACTATTCTCTTAAATGATGAAAGTGCCAGTTGGGATGTGACTGCTAATGTCACTTCAGTTTCAACTAGCGTAGGTAAGAATAGGCAGTTAGACGAGTTTAGACCTGGTACGGCACAAATTACTTTAACTAACTTTAATCGTGAGTTTGACCCGCTAAATACGAGTTCTGCTTTTTATGGTGCTGTTATACCTAAAGCATCTAAGGTTTATGTGACCTTTGAGCGTACTGGTGTTCCTACTAGCAGGTTTATTTTTGTTGGTTACATTGATGATTGGTCTTTTGATTATTCTGTAAATGGTGAAGCAACAGCAACTTTTAGTGCTTCTGAAGCTTCGGCTTTGTTTGCTAGACAGTACATTCTTGCATATGCTACTCTTCCTGCTGAGTTGAGTGGTGCTAGGGTAAGTCGTATTTTGGCTGATGCTGGTGTTTCATATCAGAACATTGTGCCAAGTGCTGGTGCTTCAATTGATGCTGGTACGCAGATGCTTGTTGCAGACCCAACTTGTGCTGGCCAAAATGTTTTAGATTATTTAAATAACATTGCTGTTAGTGAGCAGGGTGCTTTTTTCTATGGCACTAACGGTGCTTTGACTTTTGAAGATAGTGCTAATAGTGCAACTAACACCGTAAATGATGCTAATAGGCTTTTTACTGATGACGCTACTGCTGGTGCTTACCCTTACAGCAGTATTGACATTGGTTACACTTCTGAACTTTTGTATAACAAAATTAAAGTGACTTCGTTTGATGATACTAATTCTGCGAGTGCGACTTTTTCTGCTTCTCAAACAACTTATGGTATTAGTGATTTAAATTTAACTAACATTTATTACACCAACACAACTCAACTTACAAATTTGGCTCTTTTTTTACTAAAAAAGTATAGGACTCCTGAGTATAGAGTTAGCTCTCTTGTTGTGCCTTTTATTTCTTTAAGCGATAGTTTGCAGGATAGTTTGTTGGCTTTTGCACAAATAAATAATTTTATGAAGGTTAAGTTTACACCTAATGGAATTGGTACTTCTCTTGAAAGTTATGTGCGTGTTGTTGGTATAGAACATGAAATTAGTCTTGATAATCATTTAGTAAGGTATAAACTAGAGAGTTTGCGTAATCCATTACTTGTTTTGGATGATGTTGAGTTTGGTAAACTAGACACATATTATTTGGGTTTGTAAGGAGAGATAGATGGCTGGAACTACTGTTTTTACTGCTGGGCAGGTGCTAAGTGCCGCTAGTTTGAACGGTAACTTTGATAAGTTGCCTTATGCTTTTGCTGCTGGAACTGCTACTGCTCTTACGGGTGCTTTAGCTGCTGATGGAACTGCTACTGTTTCTGTAACTTTTCCTGCCAGCCGTTTTGCTGTTGCACCTATTGTTACTGCGTGGACTAGCGGAACAAGATACATTGCTACTGCAACTACTATTGCAGCTGGTTCTGCAACTATTACTGTTCGTAACGTATCTGCTGCTACAGGTTCAACTGAAACTGTTTACTATCAGGCTGTGCAGATGACTGCTGGAACGGCTGCTGGCTAATGACTGAAGTAAAGCGACCTAATAATGGTGAACTTTTACAGAGAATTGTTGATGACATGTCCATAATCAAAACAGACATTGCTGTAATCAAAAAAGATGTAACTATTAACTCTGACCTTGTTATTGACCATGAAGCTCGTATTAGGGAGTTGGAGAAGGCTCGCTGGCAGTCGGCTTGGGTTACAGGTGTTTTGTCTGCTGTAATTACTTCTTCCATTGTTGGGGTTTTACTAAAACTAATTCAATAGAAAGGCATTATGTCAAAATTGACAAAACTTTTATTTGTTTTGTTTTTGGCATTTGCACCGATTCTGCTTTTTACACCTACGGCTAAGGCAGACCCTGTACAGGGTTTAGGTGTAGATGTTTATACATTCGACCCGTCAGCTTTACCTGAACGTCAGGCTTACACTGTTTGTGAAGGTGAGTCTGTTTGGACTTCTGTACCTAATCTTGATGCTGATTGGGGTGGGGATGTTGTTGCTGGTTGTCAGCACGATTTTGTGTTGATTCATTACACAGGTTTTTTGACTTCACCTAAATCGGGTGACATTACTTTTCAGTCTTGGGCTGATGATGGTTTCTCCTTTTCTTTAGACGGTGTGCCTGTTATTGATGACTGGACTCTAAAAGGCTGTTCGGGTAGTTCTGCTACTGTGCCTATGGTTGCAGGTCAGTCATACAAGTTTGATGCCTGGTGGTATGAGTTCGGTGGTGGAGCTTGTAACCGTTTGTGGTGGGATGCTGAAGGTGAAGGCATGAGTGTTGTGTCTGCTCAGGCGTTTAGTGGTGAGCCTGTTTTGCCAGCACCGTTTTTGAGTAAGCCTGTCGGGTTGAATGGGTCTGTGTCTGGGACTAGCGTTGATTTGGTGTGGGCTTCTGTTGTTGAAGATACTTTGATTGAACGTTATGCAGTTATGTGGACTTATGGTGATGAGCCTGGTTGGGCTTTGGCTTCTTTAGAGCAGTTTGCGACTATCAGTAATTTGCCTGAAGATACTGACATAACTTTTAGGGTTCGGTCTGATAATGATTCTTTGGGTGTGTATTCGGAGTTTTCTGATTCGTTTGTGATTCGTACTGGTTTTAATGAAGTTGTTGAGCCACCTGTTGACCCACCAGTTGACCCACCGATTGAACCTGAACCACCTGTTGAGCCTGAGCCTGTTGACCCACCTGTAGTTCAACCTGAAGAACCTGTTGTTGAAGAGCCTGTAATTGAGCCACCAGTAGTCGAGCCTGAGCCTTCTATAACCGACAAAGATTTGGCTGAAATTGACCCACAAAGCCTGTCATCTGCTGATGTGGCATTACTCCTAGAAGATGCTTTACAGACCTTTGAGACGGCTGTAGAAGGCTCTGCTGAGTATGCTCAGGCGTTGGAGCAACTAATGATTGTAGCCCAAGCAGATGACATTGTTGTTTCAGAAGAGTTGGCTGCTGTGCCTGTGTTAGGTGCGACCATTGTGGGTTTGACTAATGCTTTGAACGCTCTGGGTAACTTTGGTGCAGACATGTCCCCGAAGGTTAGAGCTTTGGCAGAGCAGTCTGTTGTGTCGGCAGTTATTGTGACACAGATAGCGACTACGGCAGTTGGGCTGACTGCTTCAGCACCATCATCTATAAGGAGAATAAATTGAGAAACTTTTTGAATGACATTATCGGTCAAATCTGGACTTTGCTAGGCATGTTTGTTGCTTGGATTGTTTTGGAAGGCTCTGCGAAGAGTGTTATTGGCTGGTGTATTCTGGTAGTTATAGCGGTGTGGATTGTCACATTTCGCTTACGCAACCCGAAGGAATAACTATGTCTGCTGTCTATTTTGAACCGTTCCCTGCTAATACTCGTAATGATGAGTTTGGTAATCTAGCTCCGTACCGTAATGGTAGACCGCATAGGGGTCAGGACTGGTCACCTAAAGAGAACAGTCCGATTAAGGCTATTACTTCTGGCACAATCTTTTTGAACGAGTGGTCTGATGTTTTGGGCTGGTTTGTTGTTCACAGTGCTAAGGATGGTATGTGGGTTTTGTATGCTCACCTAGCGAAGCAGTCACCTTTGGAAAAGGGTGCGAAGGTTGTTGGTGGCGAAACTGTTTTAGGTCTTGTTGGTGGCGGTAAGAACACTAAGAGTGGTTCTGCTTCAACTGGAGCGCATCTACATTTGAGCATTGGTAAAGCAAATAAGGCTTGGTCTAACCCTGACATTCATTTGGCTGCATACAAAGATTTAGTTGACCCGTTGAAGCACATCCTAGAGAACTCAGGCAAATAATGAAAACTCGTATCAAACAGATTATTGAAGTTTTATCTTTTCTCGCTTGGCGTGGCTTCGGTATTTTCTTGTTTATTCTTGGTGGTTCTGCTGGTGTAGGTGCAGCTTTGACAGGGAATTGGCTGGACGGTGTGGTCATTGCTTGGGGTACGTTGATGATTGGTGTTATTGGGGCTATCGGTTATGCGATTGCTACTACAGGTCAGGTCACTAAGGAAGATGTCGCTAAGGCTTCTAATGATGCTATTCAGAAGGTGAAGGATACAGAGAAGAAGTAGCGTTTTTTTCGCTTCGTCTCCAAGTTCGTCTTTCTACTGGGGTTAGTCCACCCCAAATGCCAAATGGTTCTTTTGCTTCTATGGCGTAGTCTCTGCAATTTTTGAGTACAGGACATTCTTCACATAGTTTTTTAGCCCAGATTGTGTCTTGATACCCACCGCTACCTGGTTCTGGAAAGAACATGTTTGGGGCGTTTTGGCAAGGTATTTCGCCTTTTTCTTCTATTTCTTGTAAAAGTGAAAATAATTTTTGCGAAATAGGTATCATTTGTCGGTGGTTTGTCATACACTTACCATACTGACAAATCGGTCAGAAGTAAAATTGGAAAAGGGCTATGACTAATAAATTGAATCACAACCTATTTGGTAAAGCTACGCTGATTGGTGACTTTGAGAATCAGAGTGCAGAGTGGCATGAGTTACGCAGTAAAGGTATTGGTGGGTCTCAGGTAGGAACTATTCTTGGTGTGAATCCTTGGGAGTCTGCGTACACTATGTGGGCTAAGTTGACTAACAAGATTGAAGATAGTTTTCAGCAGAATGAGAAGATGCGTTGGGGAACTCTTGTCGAACCAGTAATCTTCAAAGAGTGGGGTTTGTTGAACCCTGAGTATGAGATGTTTGAGACTGGTACTTGGGCTGATGGTTGGAAACATGCTAATCCTGACGGCATTTTGTTGAAGGATGGCGAGTATGGTTTGCTGGAGATTAAGACTGCTGGCTATCGTTGGGACAGTATTCCTGACCATTATGCAGCTCAGTGTATGTGGTACATGGAGTTACTTGGTTTGAAGTGGTGCAAAATTGTTGTGTTGTTCCAGGGCAATGAGTTGCAAACTTTTCATCTTGATTATGACCCTGAGTTTGCTTTCTACATGAACGCTCGTGTTGAAGACTTTTGGGACAAGTTGGCTAAGGATGAAGCTCCTGATTGGGATGGCTCTGATTCAACGTTTCAGACTGTTCGTGTTATGAACCCTGACATTGTGGATGAAGAAGTTGAGTTAGATGTACTTGCATCTGATTTGATTTATGCTCAGGCAGAGCTAGATTTGACTACTGCAACTGTTACAGAGTTGAAAAGCAAGATATTAGACAAAATGGGCAAAGCAAAGTATGGTTTGCTTAACGGCAAGGTTATTGCTACTCGTTCTTCCAGAGCTGGTGGAGTGCCGTATCTAACAATCAAGAAGGGAAACTAATGAAGAAAATAACTGACCTAAAGGGTCTTTCTGTTGGTGACAAGGTCGCTATTTCTATCCATAACAGCGATAAGAAAACTACTCATGTTACTGGTGTTTTGTCTGGTATTCAGGTTTTAGATACTGGGTCTGTGGGCTTGACTGTGCAGGGTTTGGGTCAATGGGTTTGGCTTGAAGATAACATGACTGTCACTTGGTCGGTGGCATAATGCAAGCGAGAGAACTTGTCGTTGAAGTTATGAAGGAAGTCCAGGGTCTCGCTAAGAGAGATAAGAACACTTCTCAGGGATTTAATTTTCGTGGCATTGATGCTGTAATGAATGTGGTTGGCCCTGCTTTGCGTAAGCATGGTGGGTTTATCACTCCTACGGTGACTGATGTTTCTACTTCGGTTGCACCTACTAAGAGTGGTGGTTCGTTGAACATTTGCCGTTTACAGGTGACTTATTCTGTTTATGGTAGTGAAGGTGACCCTATTGTTGGGACTGTAGCTGCTGAAGCTATGGATTCGGGCGATAAGGCTACTGCTAAGGCTATGAGCGTTGCATACCGTACATTCTTGTTGCAGTTGTTGTGTCTTCCTACTGATGAGCCTGACCCTGATACATACAGTTATGAGTTGGCTGGCAAGGACATTTACACTCTGGCTAGTGAAGCGTATTTCAATAAGGACTTGGCTAAGTTAAAGACTTTGTATGTTGAAGCACAACAGGCTAAGTTACCTAAAGATAAGTTGGATTTGATTGTGATGTGGGGTAAAGAACTTGGAAATAGTTAGTCCTGACCACATCATTGCCAAACTTAATGAACTTATCCAATCTGGCGAAAAGGGTGTCAATGCTCTTTATGATGCTGAAGCTAAAGTCGCTGACAGGGATTTGACTTATGAGAAAGCTTATCAATCTGCGTTTCTTGAAGCTCAGGGTACGGTAGCCGATAGGACTGCTGTAGCCCGTCTAAAGACTGCTGAATTAAAGTTTGAGCATGACATGGCTAAGGTCGAATTAGGTCGTGTCAAGGCTAAGATAAAGCAGATTTCGGATGCAGGTACTTTGACGGCTGTTATTGCTAAACAGGTTGAACTTACTTTCCGTCATGGTTAGTAAAACTGTTTGGGCTAAAGTTCTTGAACGTGATGTGTGCTGTTGGCATTGTGGGCGCATAGATGATACTCTCGTTCCGCAACACAGAATTAATCGGGGGATGGGTGGGTCTAAACTTTTAGACACTCCATCTAACCTGGTTGCTTTGTGTAGTGAATCTAATGTTTTGATGGAATCTGATTCAGAGTTTCGTGAGAAAGCTTTGATGTATGGCTGGAAGTTGATGCGATACCAGATACCTGAGCAAACACCGATTTACGATTTCTATAAGGGTGACTGGTTTTTGGTTGACGATAACTGGAATAAGACACCTTACCGACTTTTTATGGCTTGAAAGGGAAACAAAATGGATTACGGTTCGGATGAGTGGATTAATTATTCGCTGGGTTTAGAAGTGGAACGAGTTGATTTGACTCACACGAAAAAACCTTTGACTGAGCAACAGTTGAATTTTCAAAAGTTTGCGCAGGGTAAACGTGAGTTGAAGGCTAAAGCAGCTCAACTGGAGTCTATGCGTGAGCAGAGAGATAAGTTGTTTTTTAATGCTGGTCGTTACGCTGGTGGTGCTAGGGATGATGTTGCTACTCAGGCCAGTAAGGTTATTGATGCTTTGTTGGAAAGTGAAGGCTAGACATGAGTGTAGAAATGATTTCACTTGTGCTAAATAATAGTCGGGCTGATGGTCGTGCGAAGTTGGTGTTGATTGGGATTGCTAATCATCATGGCGATAATGGTGCTTGGCCGTCTATTGCTACTTTGGCTCGTTATGCTAATGCTTCTGAGCGTTCTATTCAACGTGACATTAAGCATTTGCAGGATTTGGGTGAGCTTGTGGTTGAAGTTCATGGTGGGGAATCGAAGGGTCAGTACAAATCTAACAAGTATTGGATAAGTATTTCTGGTGTTTCTGAGAGTCAAATCAGGGGTGACAAACTAGGTTCAGGGGTGACAGACCAGGCAATCAGGGGTGACAAACTAGGTAAGTCAGGGGTGACACATCTGTCGTCTAAACCATCAATAGAAACATATATAGAAACATATACTCATTTTGAACAATTTTGGAGTGTGTATCCGAGACGGACTTCTAAACGAGCAGCTATGAAGGCTTTTGAGTCTGCTGTGGCTCGTGCTTCGGTTGATGACATTTTGGCTGGTGCTATCAGGTTCGCTAATGACCCAAATCTTCCACAGGGTGAGTTTATTCCGTATCCGACTACTTGGTTGAATGGTGACCGTTGGGATGATGGGCCGTTGCCTGAGAGAACGAAATCTAAGGAAGAACTCCAAAATGAAGCGAGAATGGCTGAGAAAGCCCGACAAGAGCGTTTACGGGAATCAGAGCGTATTCGTAAGTTAGAAGCCTTAGAGCAGGAAAAGAAGGCTGTTTTGACCCCACCGAAGGATTGTTCACATGGGAAGATTGTTTGGAATTGTCGTGAGTGTGGGTTCGGCAAGGTTGCGAAAGGGCAATAAATGGCTAGAATTGGCTTGTGGATGACAACAAGATTCTTTGTAATCGTTGCGGATACTCTTGGGTGGTTGCCCCTGAGAAACGTGAGCGTAAGGACTTGTTTTGTGCTTCTTGTCGTGCCAAGCCAGCTACAGTTGTGCAGTATGGCAAAATGAAATGTATACCCCATCAAGGCAGTTTTGCTGATGATGAGATAACACCAATGTCTGGTGGGACTGTTGTTCTGCCAGGTAAAAGAATATGCAATCATTCCGATTGTGTAAATCCAAAACACATAGAAAAATAGAAAGGGCCAAAATGCCCAACGTAATTAAAGCAACAAATCTCACAGTAACTAAAGCATTTGGCAAGTTTTTTATTGCACAAGATGTTTTTAAAAAGGTTGATGGTTCTGAAGGTAAATTGAACTACAAAGTTTGGTCTACTACACCTGTTTCTGAAGGTCAGGTCGTTGATGTCCTTGGTAATGCTTCGGCAAATGTTAACGAGTTTACTGACCAGTCTGGTAAGCATGTTGTTTATGCTCAGTTGAGTATCAATGCTAAGGAAGTTAATGTTATTGCAGCAGCTCCTGTTCCACCGTCATCTAATTGGGATACATTTTGAAATTAGCGTATTTTAGCGTTTTTGCTACTGTATGTGTTTTTTTGTTTCTTGGCTTTGAAGCGCCTGACCTTGAAAAGAAATTGTTTATGTTTGCTTTTGCTTCATGGTGGTTTCTGATACTTTGTGTCACTTACTATAGAAAGCATGATAAGTAAGTTTTCGGTAGAAGGTCTGCCAGCACCACAAGGCTCTAAACGTCATGTGGGTAATGGTCGAATGATTGAAGCCAGCAAGTATCTTCCTGCTTGGCGTAAAGCTATTGAAACTGAATGTAGGTCTTTGTTTGATGAACCTATGGATGGGGCTTTGGAAGTGGAACTTTGGTTTTACATTCCAAGGCCTTCTTCCGTTTCTAGGGTGTTTCCGACTGTGATGCCTGATACGGATAAATTGTGTAGGGGTGTTTTAGATGGTTTGACCCAGGGTGGGGCGATTGTGGATGACAAACTGGTTGTTGACCTTCATGCTTATAAACGCTATTCGGTTGATGGTTGGACTGGTGTTCATGTGCAGATTAGTCACATAAAAGATTAATTTATTTTGGCGTTTCGCTATTGACTTTGGGGTGATTGTAGGACTAGGTTTAGGGGTATGAGAAAAAATTGGTTTCAAACATACCTACGACTCAAAAACCGTTGGCTGTTTTTTACTAAGCCAAACATCAAGAAAGGGATAAGAAATGTCTTGGACAGAAAATGAGAAACTCAATGAATGGATTGAGCGAGCTTACCAGAATGGTAGGCGTGAAGAGCAAGAACGCATTATAAATTTACTGGTAGAACTAAAAGCTGCTAGGCGTTGTGCAGCCACAGACAAACTTGTTGCCTTTGACACCAATGGAGAGAATGTTATTTATCTCACAGGTTTGGAAACTAATGTGCCAAAAGTGTAACAAAAACTTTTTTCATGGGGGCAGACTTTCTGGTCAACTATCTATGCAAAACACAATAATAAAAAGTTTAGAGAAACTGCCTTTTATTTGGATGGGCGATAAGCAGCTCATACAGATAGACAAACGTGAAGTAATCCAGATGGTCAGGGATGCGAGCGTAAATGAAGATAGGTAGTTTGTTTTCTGGTTACGGTGGCTTAGACCTAGCAGTAACGGCTGTTACTGGTGGAAAAGTTGTTTGGCATTGTGAATGGGATGATGCCCCGTCAAAGATTCTTGAACATAACTTTCCAGGTATTCCAAACTATCGGGATGTTTCAAAAGTTGATTTTACACAAGTAGAAAAAGTGGACATTCTTACTGGTGGTTTTCCTTGTCAAGACTTAAGTTTGGCAGGTAAAAGGGCAGGTCTCAAAGAAGGAACTAGGTCGGGGCTTTGGCATGAGTTTGCTAGAGCTATTGAAGAACTACAACCTAAATTGGTTGTTATAGAAAATGTTAGGGGTTTACTAAGTGCTAAAGCAGATAACGGAATGGAATACAGTCAAGAAGATTTGGATGATTGGGGAGATAGACCTGTTTTCACAGCAATTCAAGCCGTTCTCGGGTCGCTGGCCGACATGGGGTATGATGCGAAATGGTGTAGTTTACGAGCTGCAGATGCAGGAGCTCCACATAACAGATACAGAGTCTTCATCATTGCCTACCCTTCCAACACCGAACACAATGGAACATAGAGAAGTAAAGACACCTGAGCAAATTGCAGAACTGAAAGCACGTTCGCCTGGTGGATACAGAAATTTGCGTGAATCTGTAATTAACGAATTACCTGACACTTTGTTTATGACTCCTACTGCCGTTGAAGGTGAAGGTGGTTCTGTGGGTGAGCGAGTCAAGATTGCTAAAGGTCATTTTGTGATGTTGCGTGACCAAGTAAAAGATTTGGCTGAAGACGAATTACTGCGTACTCCTAGCGTTGTTGATTCTACTGGTGGTGCTATCAGTGAAACTCAGGCTAAGGAGCGTGGCAGGATGGTTAAGGTTGCTGACCAAGTGGTCGAGTTAGCTGCTGAGAATGGGCTTCAGGTTAGTGACAGTATTGCTAATTCCCTTCTTCCTACTCCTAGAGCGCAAGAACCTGGTTCAACAAATGTTGGTTATGGTGATTGTCTGAATGATGTTGCTAATCGTTTGGTCAATGGTTATGCACCTAAAGATTTGTTGCCTACTCCTGCTGTTGGTCACATTCGTAACCATGATGAGCCGATAGAAGATTACTTAGGGCGTAGACAAGATTATATAGACGGCAAGACTAAAGGTATGCCTGGTGCAAGTCTTGGCGTTGCTGTTCGTATGGAAGTTTTGCCTACACCTACAACTAGAGATTTTAAAGATGGTCAGGCAGAGCATGTGAGAGATGGTGTTGTGCAGACGGATACTGTTGCTAGGGCTGTGTTTAATTCAGGTGAAGTTACTAAAACTAATTGGGGTAAGTTTACTCAAGCTATAAAACGCTGGGAAAGCCTTACGCGCCCTGCTCCTGCACCTACTAAGCCTGACGGTAAAGACGGTAATCACCGTTTGTCTGCCGAGTTTACTGAGTGGATGATGGGGCTACCTGCTGGTTGGGTTACAGGCGAAGAAATAGGGCTAAAACGTAATGATGCTTTAAAGGCTTGTGGTAATGGTGTTGTGCCACAGCAAGCAGAACTGGCTTTACGCATACTGCTTGAAGATGTAATTCTGGAAGGAAACTGATGATTGAGTTTGTAGCATCTATAAGTCTTATGGGCTTGTTCGGTGTAATGATTTTAGTATTTGGTTACATAGCAATTTTTTGGTTGGCACAAGTTATAGATGCACGAGAACCATATGATGATGAAGGAGAAAAGGATGAGTAACAAAGCACAAGAAGCAGTAAAACTACTTAGGGATGACAACCTGGTTTGGTCAGCCGATTTTGATTTGGTTCGACACAAGATAGCAGATGTCATTGAAGAAGCTAACACGATAACTCACCCAGTTATTTTGGCTTCAATCAGGAATCTGTGTCATGGTTTGACTAGCCCTGTACTTCAGGAAAAATCTGATGCTTGAAAACCTGAAACCAACAATTAGGCATTACCCCTGCAAGATGAAAACCATTTTGGAGTCGTTAAGTGAAGCAGACAGAAAAACACTTACTGATGCGTTAGAATCGCCTTTGTGGAACAATTCGGCTCTTACTACTGCTCTAAATGAGCGTGGCTTGAAACTAAGTCGTTATACCGTTGATGCACATACAGGAAAGCGTTGCTCATGTTGGAGAACTTAGTTACCCCTGCACCTAAAGTTCAAGCCCCTGAAGGTTGGAGTCCGTCTGTCGTGTTTGATGGTGACGGTGGCGAAGCTACTCTTCCTGCTGTTGAAGGCGATAACCCTGTTGACATTGAAGGGTTTTTGCGTGATGCAGGTATCAATCCTGATGAGATAGACATTGTGGGTGAACCTAGAATAAGTCGCTGGCAGGTGGCTAGACCTTTTCCATTAGACCCTATGTGGATGACGGCTGTTCGTATTCGTTGGCGTAGGAAGAACGCAAAACTTGATTTACCTTTGCTTTATGCGTTGGCTAAAAAAACTAAGGTTGTAGCACCTAAGCCTGTTGCTTCTGGTAAGGCTTTAGTTGTTTTGTGGTCAGATTTACAGGTTGGCAAGGTTGACCATAGGGGCGGAACGGAAGCAATGTTTATGCGTATTGCTGAAACTCAGGTCAAATTGATAAACAAGGTAAAAGAAATTAAACCTGAACGCATCATTTTCTGTGATGTTGGTGACACTATCGAGAACTTTGGTAACGTAGCAGACCTTCATCAGCTCGCCACAAATTCTATGTCGCTCATGCAGCAGGTTGATGTGGCTACTAGCATGGCGTGGGAAACTTTAAAGCAACTGGTCAAGTATGCTCCTGTAACTTACCTTTCGGTTGGAAGCAATCACTGTCAGTTTCGAGTGAACAAGCAGAAAGTTGGTACACCTACAGATGATTGGGGCATACACATTGGTAGAACTCTTGCCAGGCTAAGTAAGGAAGTTGGACTTGACATAACTTTCCATGAGCCAGCAACCCAAGACGAGTCACTCGCCCTAGATATATTCGGAGATTCCTTCCATGTTTTAGGCATGGTTCATGGACATCAAGCCAACAGACCTGAAGGCATCCCAGATTGGTGGCGTAAACAGTCATTTGGTAAGCAACCGATTACAGCTTCAACAGTTCTGGTTTCTGGTCATTTCCACCATCTACGAGTTCAAGAACTTGGTTCAACAAATAGGGGAACAAGCAGGTTTTGGGTTCAAGCAGCAACCCTAGATAACGGTTCTAACTGGTGGAGACTAAATTCTGGTGAAGATTCACAGCCAGGTTTGGTTTGTTTCACATTAGAGAAAGAAAAAGACTTTACAGGGACTGTCTGGAAGTTGTAATGATTCGTGAAGTGTGTTCTTGTGGCGCAGAGTTTGAAACTGATGACCGAGATTCGGTTAGTTTGGTTAAAAACTGGCGTAGAACACACAAACACACTGAAAAGCAGCCTACACAAGAAACAAAAGATTCAACACTACTTAGCAACACAGAAGTAGCTTTAGGTTTTCAAGCCATCTATAATCCTTTGGAAGAAGAAGAATAATGCCAGTTTATGAATACCAATGCTCTAATGGGCATAAATTTATTATTACCGAGCCAATAGCAAATGCCCATAAACCACCTAAAAAGTGTAAGCAATGTAAAGAAAATTTGGTTAGACTATTTGGTACTCCATCTGTACAGTTCAAGGGGACTGGGTGGGGTAAAGATTGAAAGGGAATTATGAAGTATCTAGTTTTAGCTTTATCAGCGTTTATGGTTTTGGTTGGCAGTTTGGCAAGTTTTGGTTCAACTAAACCTGTTGTAGAGACACAGCAAATAGATTTGGTTGAAAAATTTACTGCTATTGAAAAACATAAACATTTGGTTCAAATGACCAAAAATTTGGTTCGATTCGCAGATAAGACACCTTACGTCTTTTCTGGTTCGACACCTTCTGGTTGGGATTGTTCAGGTATGGTTGTGTGGGCTTACAGCAAGGTTGGTGTAGAGCTTCCACATTCAGCAAATAAGCAAGCACATTTAGGTAAGCGTGTGAGTAAAGCACAAGTAGGAGACATTGTTGTTTTTGCTTATCCTGGTTCAACACAGTTTTATCATTCAGCAATTTACATAGGCAATAACAAGATAATCAACGCTAATTTGATGTTTGGAACAACTAAAATCCAGTTGCTTACAGATTTTAGGAAAAGCCAAATTCGGTTCGTTAGGATAACAAGATGAGATTGTTTGAAAAAGTTTTGGTTGGAATCAACATAATTTTGGTTGGATTTATTATCAGCCTATTTTTTGGTTGGACAGAAAATCTGGTTGAAAATTGTTGGGACAAATACCACACAGAATTTGAAGCTATAAGTCATTGTGAGAAACATAATGGGTAGGTTTCCTAAGCCTTGCCTTGATTGCGGTATTCTTACTTCTGGCGGTAATCGGTGTGATGAACACGAAAATTTGGTTGTAAATCTTCATAACGCTAAAAGAGCTGCCGTAAAAAAATTGACGGGACAATATTCTGGTGATTACAAGAAAAGGGCTAAATTGGTTCGTGAAACAGCTTTGGTATGCCATTTGTGTTCTGGGAGCGCTCGCTTTGATGACCCTTGGGTTGCTGACCACGCTAATCCTGGTTCTTTTGGTAGTGATGCTATCCTGCTACCAGCTCATAAGAGTTGTAATGAAAAGCGCGGCAACAAGCCGCTAACCTAAGTTTTGGTTATTTGGTTGTAAAATTCGGTTGTGATACCCGATACCAGATACCACGCCTAACCCCTTATATACCTCTCGTATAGGGGGTTTTGGCGTTTATAACGGTTTTATAACGGTCTTGAAAATAAGCTTGTGTCGCAACCTGGCTAGACATACTATTTTCTTGTAGCCAACAACGGCTGCCTAAACAAAGGGAAACAAATGAAAAAAATTGTTGTAATGGATAGGCATATTGCTAATCTTGGAGAACAGGCAGGTATGGGTGATGATTGGCCTGAACTGTTTTTAGATGAAGAATTTATGGCTATGGTTATGAAACATTATAAAGAAGCTCACCGTTATCTAACTAAGAAATATGGAAAGGGAAACTAATGGAAATCAGTTATGAGAAAAATAGTCAAGGCGCTTGGGTACTAACTACGATTTACCAAAATCGTTTTGTTAGACAAGCTTACTTTTTCTATACTAAGAAAGAAGCAACACAACAATTTAGACAATTCGTAAAGGGAGATAACTAATGAACGATTGTTTATGTGTTGCTTGTGGAACACAATGTGAACTATGTCTTAAGCGTTATCCTACCGATTGTGTCTGCCCTAATGAAAATGGAGAGAACTAATGAGCAACCTAACTACTGAACAGACTTGGGAACTGTTAGAGATACACAGGCTACTAATAGATAGAGACGAGCATAAGAAAGGTATTGGCGTTTCTCTCTTAGTTGATTTTATTGAAACTCACCTATTCCGCGCAGAAGTTATTGGCTGGGTGGCTTGTGTAAAGTGTAAAGCTGCTATACAGAAAGACATAGCCGAAGAAGAACTGTATATGTGTGTTGAGTGTTCTAACGCTTACTACACACACGAAGACGAAAAGGGAGAAAATGAAAATGTATAAGGTTAGGCTGAAACACGATACAGGTTTTGTTAGTGTGATTGTTGCCGCGCAAGATACAGACCAGGCTATAAAGTTAGCTTGTAAGTTAGAGAAAGCGCCATTAGTGGCTGTTCGTTCTGTTAGATTAGCAAGATAAGGGAAAAGGAAAAAGGCAAATGAGTGATGGATTAGTTCCGTTTAGAAAATGTAAAACTGATACCTGCTATAACGATAAAGAATTCAACATTACAAATACAGGAAGATTAGAATATTGTATTTTTTGTAAGTTGGAAATAAAAAAGGGAAAAGGGAATGAAAAGATTATGTAATCGTTGCGACACACAAGTTAGCTATAAAAATGTTTCTGTCGGCTATTCTTGTGTCTGTAAT